AATACCAATCCCCAGTTGGTTAGGTGGTGGAGAGTTTACTGTATTAGAAGGTACGAGAGTTAGTCTAGTAAGTCAAGAAAAAGCTGGAGCTGCAGCTCAAAGAATTGAAAACAGAAATGCTGAGTTAATTCAAAGAAGAAATGAAAGAGAAAGAGAAACTAATGCAATGCTCGAAAGGGCACAAAATCAACTAGCAAGTACGGTTGAGGCAAGAGAAGCTAATAGAACAGTTGCTATGGTAAATAACACAGACGCCCGATCTGTACAGAATAATACTACCGTACTTAATCAGGCGTCTATGCCGATATCAGTTGATGGTTTTGATAGAATGGCTCCTATCTAGTCTTCATTTACAAGATTTGCAAAGTGAGTCATGATATCGTCATCTTCTTCCGAAGCTGAAGCCATTTCTGCAGTTTCCATCCGAACAGGTTCTGCTTCTCTCATTTTAGGAGCCGGTTGCGGTTCTCCTAGAGATTCCTCTTGTTTCATTGTAGGTGCTCCAACAGAAGCCTGTTCTCCGAGAACAGCCATCAGTTTAGCTTGTAGTTCATCATATGTTTTATAATTTTTAGGATCTGTAAATTCACGCAGATCATGAAGTTTATTATAAATTTCTTCCAGATATGTATCATCAGAAGATAATTCACTCTGGCCAGAAAATTCAGATTTATCGTAGTTACGATAACCTTCTACATCACGAATTTTAAGCTTAAAGTCGGCACCTTGCCAAAAATCAAATGGATTAATTGGTTCTTCATCTTGAAAATCTGGTTGCATTGCATCCATTAGTTTATCAAAGATTTTCTTCCCATATTGAAAAATGAATACTTTACCTTCATTGCTTGGATTACCCGGATCTGAAAGAACTAAAATATTCGAAACATAATGCAACCGCCGCTTTTGTTTACGAGCAATTTCTTTATCCGATTCAATACCAGAGTTCCAGAGTTTACTATTTAATTCCCCCACTGGATCATTTTGACCAATCGAAGTAAGTGAACGTTCAATATACCAACGACCCGTTGGTCCCTTAAACCCATGATCCCAATAGCGGTTCCATGGTAAATCTGATCCTTCTGATGCTGGGAGAAAGCGGATAACTGCATAACCATTATTAGATTTATCTACAGTTGGTTTCCAGATACGATCATCTACATAATTATTAGATTGAGTTGTATTAGTAGCTTCTGCTGCTTTTACAAGTTGATCGATTGCGTTACGATTACGTTTTAGATTTGCGAATGACATATATTTTTTTCCTTATACTGAAATATGTTTTTGTATTACTGTAATATTATACTACATCTTTATGACATAGTAAATAGTATTTATTCAAAAAGAAGTTCATTTTGCTTCGGTAGAAAATTTAATTTCATTGCTTCAGCTTCGATTTTCTCTTTGATAAGAGGTGAGATATACTTTTTAACATCTTGTGGATCTATATTAGTAATCTCACATGCTTCAACTACGGCATCAATATACCCTAGTTTCTTTGATAGAACCTGTTCTTCAATAAGTTTTGTAAACTTTGAACGGTTCATAAAATTATTTTTATCTTCTATCATCTATCAAGAGCCCTTAATATGATTGTGTCCTTATTAACCCTTCCGTTTGCATTTCCGGGTTTTGTAGTAAGTTTGCCCCACTCTTTATTAATTTGATTAGGGGTCTTTTTAAGAACCAGAGGTAAAAATTCATCTGGTTTTCTTAATCTAATATTTCGTGATATATCTTCATCAATTCCTTTAATTGTAGTACCACTCACTTCAAAGCCTTGTGATAATCTACAGACTAACTCTGTAATAACTCTTGACTTTACATTAAACAAATATATTCTACTTGCTCCTACAATTGAAGTAGGATTAATAGAAACCAGCTTATGTTCTTTTGACTCTTTAAGATAAGTTAATCTTGTAACTTGTTTATCTGCAGTTTTAACTTTAGGTGTTCGAGTTTTTCTTTGTGCTTTCTTTGAAGCCATATATCTTTCTGCATCAACAATAATATCTTCCAAGAATTTCATATATGATTTTTTTTCTCTTGCAGACATATGATTATATGCTTCAACAAGATCACTAGGTTTATCATTAATTAATTCTTGCATTTCTTTTAGTTGAGGAAGATAATAATCATAAACCGCTTTTGCAGTATTATTTGGAGCATCTATCTTTTTTAATTCATCATAAACAGATAAGTCTGAAACCTCTGGAAAAGCATCTACTTTTTCTTCTATTTCTCCAATAAAATCAGAAGTACGTTCCTTTACAATATCGGCAATAGTTTTTTTAGGTGTTTCTTCTTCTACTTCTTCTTTTTGCTCTGCTTTTATTTTACCTTTTTCTACAATCTCTGCAATTCTTTTTCTAATAACTTCTTCTCCATTCCAATATTCTGGAAATGGATTACCTAGATTTTTCCATGCAATTGTTGCAGATAGATAAGGAACTGAAGTAAATGCCCATTCTGGTGCTTTTAGTGCAAGTTGAATATCTACTTTTTTTAGATTTTTTCTAATATAGGCTTTTATAACTTGGGATAATTCTTTTTTATCAACTTCCAAACGAAGATAATCATTAAAGTGTCTAAAGTCGTTTGTAGGAGCTGCAGCAATACCCGTACGTGCTCTACGAGAATATACTTTTTTAGTTTTTGCTCTTTTAGCCATGGTATAGAATCTCCTCTATGATAATATTATTATATCATAGTTATAAGGCTCTGTAAACCTTTAAATTTAAAATTCTTCGTTAAGTTTTATGAGTTCTATTTCTCCGTCACGATCTCGTCTGTGTTTTAGATACCCCTCGTGACACAAATATAACATTGTTTGTTCTATCAATTCATCATCTCTTTGTTTACGATTATCACGACCGATAGAATAGGAACAATAAAATATTGCAAAAATACCAAGTGCTAAAATAATAAGTGGATCTATACCAAACATATTACTTCCTTTTCTGTTTTAAAGAACTTTCCGTGACGTAAACACCTTCACTGTATTTCATTGAAGCAAGTATCTCATTAAACATAAAAGGAGATAATGCTATTACATCGTATCTGCCAGATTTATCATTAAATTGTCTTATATAAACATTATTATCAGTCATAATAAGTTGAACATCTTCTTCGCGTTCATCATTATCTACGATAGTAATTAATGTATGATCAAATTCATTTTCTATGCTAAACATTATCTTCGCATACTTGCTGCATCAATGGCCGCTTGTTTATTATCTTTACGAACGGGCATAAGATTAGATTTATGTGTTACTACAATACCTGCTATTTCATCGCCAGTATATTTCATAGTTTCTTTTCTTGGTGCTATGCCATCAATCCTATCACTAGTAGGACAATTATTTGAGCTAGGGCTAGAAAGATCAGGAAAATCCACTGTCGTAACATTACCACGCTTTGCCTTTTTCTTTGCCAGCTGATCGGGGTGCACACCCATCTTTTTTAGAAATTCATCATGTTCTTGAATTGTGCTTTTCCAACCAGGCTTCTTTTTCATTTTACGCTTCTTAGTATTTAAAGAAGTCATTCCTCGTACTAAATGCATAGTCATACTAATTTACTCTCATACTGTTTCATCAACAATTCTGATATAAGTTTGGTCTTTTTCATTCTTTTTCATAAAATGATAAAATAGACCATTATCTTTTGCAACTTTTTCTATTTCTTTAGGTCCTTTCCAACTATCAGACTTTGATTCTGTTTCAAAAGAAATCTGTTCGTTTTCACTATTATATCTTCTAATACATATATCAAAATCCATTTTATAATAATCTTTACGTTCTGTAAAGTTTCCAGTTAATTTATCTATATAATAACCTATAAAAAATACCTTATCTTTATGTGTAGTTCTGTTTGTTACATATATTCTGTAAAAAGAATTATTATCGTAAAGACTGTCAATATCAACACCAAAACGATTATTGTTTTCTGAATATAGGCTATCATTTAATGGATGCAAATTAGTAATAATATTTCTAAATGTAGAAATGTTTGATGTACCGACAGTAGTTGAAATTACATTGCCTCTTAGAGCAAACAACAATTCATTAATATTTACTCTATGTTCATAAGGCAAAATTTGTAATCTATTTGAAAATCTTTCAAACTGATCAACTAACTTTCCAGCCATCTATTAACTCCTTTTATAGTATTTATCTACAAGCAAAGCTAATCACACTATCTACACGAAAAGAGCGCCAACCTTTTGCATTTACATCCCATACAGGAAGAACTTCTTCATTAATTGATCTTACTTTTTTCTGAGAAAGTGGATCATCTTTTTTAGCAGAAGGAATTACCGTTGGCTGTAAAGTACACGTCATATCGCGTTCTTCACCATTTGTTTTTTTAAAGATTACACGACACTCTCCTTGCTGGAGTTTTGTCATCATATATTCACGTGTTATTTCTTCAGTCATATTTTTTTCCTTTTCAATTATTCGTCTAATAAATCCAAATAACAATAACCAAATTTCGAACGAGACTCGTGTGAGTCAAGATTAAGTTTACATTTTTCCATTCTTCGTAGGACTGCATTGGTAGGTCTACCGTTTCGGTCTACTTTAACTGCCCACATATTTTTCTCCTTATGTGTTACCGATTCTTATATAATATACCATATAACATTAAAAGTAAATAGCCAATTTAGCTAATTTCATATTTTTTTCTAGCATCTAAAAATGCAGGAAGATAATCGTGAGTGTTTATTTTAAAAACCTGAGGTTCAGCATTATCTACAGTAATAAGAATAACACCTTGTTTAACAGGTACATTTGTTCTTTCATAAAAAGCAGCTGCATAAAAAGCAGCTTGAATAAAATAATTTGTAATCCATTCTTTTCTTTTTGTTTTACGTGATGTTTTAAAATCTATAATAGATAATTGTCCATCAAACTCTGCAATACAATCTACTTGTCCAGCAGTTCTTAGAATATCACTATACAAAAATTCTTCTTGAAACCAAATATTGTTTAATCTTTCATCTATAATACTTTTAATTTGATTAAAAGCAAATAAGTTATGAGGCATTACATTATCTTTCCATTCGGGTATATTATCAAGATAATCTTCTGCTAGTTTATGTACAGCAGTTCCTCTAATAGTCGCTCTACGAGAAATTCTATCGGCTTCTTCTTCTCCAACTTTTTTTCTCCAATCTAGGATAGCTTCCTTACTTAAAGCACCTAAAACTGTAGTAATCGATGGATAAGCATTACCTTCTGGTGTAAAATATTTACGACCAGCTTCTGTAGTTTTTCTTTCTATCTTAGGTAAAACTATTCCATGATTTACGTGTTTAAACAAGATATTCCTCGTGTTCGTTTTCCCACATATTGATACAATTACGAATACCAAGAGCAAGAGTTTGATTATAGTCCATCATTTCTTCCCACTCATCTATAACTTCATATATCTGTTCTTGAGTAAGTTCAATGATTTCAACACCAAAATGATTTTGAATTAATTCTTCTGCCCATTCTGTTACATAATTTTCTATCCAGTCAAGCATCTTGTGTGCTTTATATATTTTAAACTTATTCATCTATTAGATTACTCCAAGTTTTAAGTTTATTTCTTTTAGAACTACTTCTTGCATAAATTTCTTTCCAATCAAGAATACCATGTTCACACATTAAATCAATCATACAATAAACATCTCCAACTTCTTCAAGAAGTTTATTTCTTTGATCATTTTCTATATCCGATATTTTTTCATACTTACGGACAATCTTACTACACCTTTGTGTAAGTTCACCACATTCTTCAGCAGTAATAATCATTAACTGCTGAAGTTTGTTGATGGGACTAGTAGGATTAGAATTGCTTTGTCCAAGATATTCTTCATAATCCTCTAAATCGTAAAACATTCCAGTCATAAAAATTGTACCTCCACTACTTCTTTTTCTTTCATCAAAGTAACGACCCTAGCTTTGCTATGCTTACCCCTTACGTGAACTTCAAACCATTCCCTGGCTTCCGTTTCAGTCTCGCAAACTACTGCAACCCACTCAGGCAATTCACTCTTGACTGCTTGGCACATAGTGCTGAATTGTGTTGTTACCGTCCAAGTCATTTGTTAAGCATCCTCATACAAGTTAAAACCGAGTTTTCTTCTAGGCAGTCGCTCCACACATAGTAAGTATAGTAGCCAAAGCCTGTGAAAAATACTAGTGAGCAAGCAATAATAATCA